CAAAAGATTATGCAAGACAACCGAGTGGCGTTCACCTTACGCCCCAACAAGTGAAGGATATCTTAAGCAAGAATATGAGCAAGACATTCAAAGGTTACACAAAGAAATAGAAGAAGCCAATCCAAATATCATTATCGCAATGGGTTCAGTATCTTTGTGGGCAGTAACAGGACTAGCTAAGATTGGTAAGAACAGAGGAGCCACGTTGATAACTGAGCTTCTATCCAATCCCTTTAAGGTATTACCAACATACAGTCCTGTTTCTGTCGTTAAAAATTTCAAGTGGAGACCTCATGTTGTAGCTGACTTACAAAAAGCTAAGCAAGAATCTCTAACTAAAAAACTAGAACACACAGTCAGAGAGATATGGATAGAACCTACCATCAAAGACTTAGATGTATTCTATAATAAATATATTAGTGAAGCAAATCATAACAACCCTCTCGCATTCGATATTGAAACAGCAGAAGGCTCTATCGTATGCATAGGCTTTGCACCTACACCTAACACTACAATCGTAGTACCTTTTCGTGATAAGAATACCGACACTCAAAACTATTGGAATGCAGCTGATGAGATCACTGCCTGGAAATGGGTGAAAGATATTCTTGAGAACGATAAGATAGTTAAGGTTGCACAGAATCAGTTATACGACGTGTCATGGTTAGCACACAAACAAAAGATACATGTTAAAGGTATCATACATGATACCATGCACGCACAACATTCACTGCAACCAGAACAAGAAAAAGGTTTAGGTTTCTTAGGCTCTATATACACCAACGAGAGTGCTTGGAAAACACTAGCCAAGTTTTCAAAGAGTACCAAAGCAGATGAGTAAACATGAAACGATCAGAGTTATTCTCGGTAAAACCAATGCCAGAGGATTCAGTAGATATAGCAAACCATTACAACTTATGGCGAGCCGTATTAGATCAAGCTGTTCAAGACTATGCCTACAAGGGCAAGTCCAAAGATGGTTTGAAATACAAAGAAGAAGTTGAGAAGTGGTTGAAGTATAAGTACGACGAGTTTAAATTCGTATGTGACTTAGCCGCAGTAGACCACCAACGAGCAAGAAAAGAGTTTGATAAATATAAGGAGGGAGAATATGACCACAACAGGGAGAAGTTCAGAGTTACTAAAAAAAGCAAGTGAACTTGTCAACGGAGACAGGCAAGTAGATTACGGAGACAAATTAATTAACCATGTTAACATAGCAAATCTATGGTCAGCATACACTAACTTTCAGATAAACCCACATGACGTAGCAGTTATGATGTGTCTATTAAAGATAGCAAGATTAAAGCAAGGATCTAGAACAGAGGATACGTACCTGGATGCTTCAGCTTACATGGCGATCGCTCGTGAAATAGGAGAACGAGTGGAAGACTTACATAAGAAACAATTGGAGAGAGATAATGGCGAGGATAATAAAGAACACAGAGATTAAGGATTTAAAACTTAATGAAGAACAAACTCTATGGGTTTATTGTGGATTAGATTGTACACTTACTACAGAAATTTGGAATAAACTTTCCCCACAACTAGACAACTTTACTAAATCGACATACGAATTTGAGAGAGCAAGCTTAGGGCCTGCAATCTCTATGGTACTACGTGGCTTACGCGTAGACGAAAGGGCAGTCACAATTATTCGTGCCCCCTTACAAAAGAAAAGATTACAATTAGCTAGGATGTTAAGTCTCTTTGCTAATGCTGTATGGGATAAAGACCTTAACCATAACAGTCCAGCACAACTCAAGTCCATGCTCTATGAGTACTTGAATCTTCCAGTACAAATTAAATACGACAAAGGGAAACAAAAGGTTTCAACAGACAGAGAAGCATTAGAACATATGATAGAAGAGTATCCTCGTGCTCGTCCTTTCTGTAAAACTATTATTGCATTACGTGATATAGATAAACAGTTATCAGTCTTAGCTTCTAAACGTGATGAAGACGGTCGTATCCGTTGCTCTTATCATGTAGCGGGTACAGAAACTGGCAGGTGGTCATCATCAGAGAGTCCCTGGAGAACAGGTACAAACTTACAGAATATTACAAAGGACATGCGGGCTATCTTCGTACCAGACAGAGGACGTACTATGTTCTATGCCGATCTACAAGCAGCTGAATCCAGGGCAACGGCATACCTCTCAGGTGACGAAGGTTATATCAACGCTGTTGAATCATCAGACCTACACACTGAGGTAGCTAAGATGGTGTGGCCTAACATGGGTTGGACAGAAGACAATGCACAGAACAGAACATTAGCAGAGCGACCTTACTATGGTAACTTCTCTTATCGTGATGTATGTAAGAGGGCTGGACATGGTACTAACTATGGTGCGTCAGCTAACACAGTAGCAAGACATACAAAGATTAAGGTAGCACATGCTACAAGATTCCAACTCTTATACTTTGGTGGTATCATACCGCTAGCCTCGTTAGAACGTTGGCATAAACAGGATAAGAAAGGGGGCTTCGACGAACTCATGGAACTAGGAGAGAAGATTGGATCGGGCACGCAAGTACTTGTGCGTGTAGCTGGTGCGTTTCCTGGTATAAGAACATGGCACACAGAAGTTATTAAAGAACTACAATTAACAGGTAACTTAGTTACACCGTTCGGTAGACGCAGACAATTCTGGGGCAGATTAGATGATGAACACTATGCAAGAAAAGCTATAGCCTATCTTCCACAATCTACTATCGGTGACTTACTTAACAAAGGATTATATAGAGTATGGTCTGAGTTGTTTACAGAAGGTGTAGAAATATTAGGACAGGTGCATGATGCAGTCTTAGGTCAATGTCCTAATGATAAAGTAGACTATTTAATTCCTAAGGTAATTGATTGTTTAGAAAATCCTATTGATGTTAAAGGAAGAAGTATGATAATACCTTCTGACGCAGAGGTAGGAGACTCTTGGAAAAACTTAAAGAAATGGGTAGCCAATGCGTAAGAATCCAGATTTTATTAAGGCATGTGTAAAGGCTACAACAGGTAGTCCGATACCAGATAGGTTCTCTACATGGACAGCAATTTCTGCTGTGGCTGGAGCACTAGGTCGTAAGTGTTGGTTGTCCATGACTAACTATGATATCAGACCTAACATGTTTGTTGTATTAGTTGCACCGCCAGGTAGAAACAAATCTGTCTCGCTCATCCTGCCGTTCTCTAAAGTCTTTGCTAAACTTACTACACCTGTAGGTACAGAAGAAGATCATGATGAATTTAATAGTGGGTTAACTAAATATGGTTTAAAGAATTACCCATTACATATTATACAAGATAGAATTACACCAGAAAAATTAGCAGTAGAAATGTCTAAGGTTACACGACTAGACTTACGTTGTGCTACACCTAAAGAAGACATGTTCTATGACTCATCACTTACACTATGTACATCAGAGTTTGGTACGTTCATGAATAGGAACCACCAATACTTACAAATGTTTATGACTGACATGTGGGATAGTAAAGATTCTTACAGTCATCAAATTAAAACAGGCTCATCACAATTTATTAAAGGACCTTGCCTTAACTGGATAACATGTGCTACACCTCAACAGTTTGTGGATAACTTACCAGAAGATGCGGCTTCTCAAGGATTGTTATCTAGGATACTTCCTATCTACCATGAAGGACATAGGATAGCACAAAGCTTACATCAGAAAAGGATTGATGATAGTGTAGCCGAAGACTTAACACATGACCTTAGTATGATAGCTAAAATGCATGGGCAATTTGCCTTTGATGCAGAGGTACATGAAGAAGTCGAGAAAGATTTTCAAGAATATATAAAACCAGAACCCACTGATCCTAACATGATCGAGTACAATCAACGTAGAGTATCCCACTTTATTAAGGTAGCTATGTCTATATCTGCCTCACGTAGAGGGACAAGGATAATTACAGGCAGTGATTGGGCTCTTACTAAAGAGATTATGTTCGATGTAGAGAAGTATATGCCTAAGGCATTAGAAGGTTTTGGCATGAGTAAGACTGGTAAAATTGCTCATGATATGAAAGGTTGGTTGGAGACTACTGTGTTTAACAATAACCGCTCTCACGTGCGTCTGAAGCTGTTTAAACGACAACTTTTGAACAAGACTATGGCGCCCGGGGAGATTACACAGTACATCCAAGCTATGGAAGACTCTGGTTATATCCGTGTCGAATCTGAATTGGTATTCCTATGCAGAAAAGACGCAATATAATCCGAGGTCTGCGTTGGGCGAAGGCTCTCGAGGATAAACCTAGATTCATCTCCTCTCCAAGAATCAAGGGTATCCAGAGAGCTGGGCTCATCTATGAGAATAGAATAGCCAACTACGTCAAGGCTTTATATGGGGAGGAAGTACTACATGGACAATGGTATGAGTACGAGGACAAGCGTGGGCTAGGATGGTGTCAACCCGACATCATCGTCCTGCCTAATAGCGATCGTAAATTTATCCTGGTTCTAGAGTGCAAGCTAAAAGCAACAAGGAAAGCATGGGTTCAGCTTAACTATTTGTATCGTCCTGTACTTGAGAAGATTTATCCACAGGTAGAAATCAGAATGGTGCAGGTAGTAAAGAACCTGGACAAAAATTTAAAGTTAGATTTAGTTGAGACACTAGATGATGTCTTTTGTCAAGAGCAAAAGTTTGAATACTCGACATTATTTTTAAGGAACTTAACATGATTGATATAGACAACGGCTTCATAGTGTGGTATACTAGGAGCTTTCACACAACACAAATAAGGAAGACCAAATGACTGACAAACCAACGATTGATCTCGCACGAGATGACCTTCTTACTGTATTCGGTAAAGAAGTTTTAAAAGATAGATACATGTTACCCAAAGAAAAATCTCCCCAGGAAGCGCTAGCTAGGACAGCCGCAGCTTTTGCAGATTCAGATGCTCATGCTAAAAGACTATATGATTATTCATCTAAGCTATGGTTCATGTTTGCTACACCCGTGCTATCAAATGGTGGTACAGATAGAGGACTACCTATCTCATGCTTCTTAAATTATGTACCCGATTCTCGTGAAGGTTTATCAGAACACTATGCAGAAAATATTTGGTTGTCAAGTTCAGGCGGTGGTATCGGTGGATACTGGGGCGACATAAGGTCGCAAGATCAATCTACTAGTAAAGGTAATAAGACAACAGGAGTTATACCTTTCATGCATGTAGTTGATAGTCAGATGGTTGCGTTTAACCAGGGGGCAACAAGACGCGGGAGCTATGCCAGCTACATGGACATATCTCACACAGAGATAATAGAGTTCATTGAGATGCGTAAGCCTAGTGGTGGTGATGTGAATAGAAAGAATCTTAATCTACATCATGGTATAAATGTACCAGATAAATTCATGAAAGCTTTAGAGAAAGATGAGATGTGGAAACTGATTGACCCACATAACAAAAAAGTTATAAGAGAAATTAAAGCTAGACAACTATGGATTAAAATACTAGAGACAAGAGTATCAACAGGTGAGCCATACATTATGTTTAGTGATACCGTTAATAAAGGATTACCAAAAGAATTAAAAGACAAAGGTTTAAAGGTACATCACTCTAACTTATGTAGTGAGATCACCCTGCCAACCAACGATGAACGTACTGCAGTATGTTGTTTATCATCTGTTAACCTGGAATACTATGAGGAGTGGAAGGACGACCCACATTTTATTGATGACATCATGCGTATGTTAGATAACGTGCTTACATATTTTATTAAGAATGCCCCCTCTCATTTATGGAGAGCAGTAGCCTCAGCAAAAGCAGAACGATCTGTTGGCTTAGGTGCTATGGGTTTCCATTCGTACCTACAAAGAAAAGGTATAGCTTTCAATAGCCCTATGTCTTTTGGTATTAATAAAAATATATTTAAACACTTACATGATAAAGCATTAGAATCTAATCTATCATTAGGTAAGACAAGAGGCGAGCCAAGTGACATGAAGGGAAGTGGTAAAAGATTTGCACACATGTTAGCTATTGCACCAAATGCAAGTAGCTCTATTATATGCGGTGGTGTATCTCCTAGCATAGAACCTTTAAGAGCCAACGCCTTTACACAAAAAACTATGAGTGGTTCTTTCTTAGTTAAGAATAAATACTTAGAAGAATTGCTTGAATCAAAAGGAAAGAATACTAAAGATGTTTGGAAGACTATTATTTCTAATAGAGGATCTGTCGATGCGCTCGAGTTCCTCACGGCGCAAGAGAAAAATTTATTTAAAACAGCCATCGAGATTGACCAATCGTGGATTGTGGACTTGGCTGGCGAACGTCAAAAATATATTTGTCAAGCGCAATCATTAAACTTATTCTTTGCACCAGATGTAAATGTTAGAAGATTAAATAACATACATAAACGTGCGTGGGAGAAAGGACTAAAGACTCTATACTACTGTCGCAGTGAGGCGATTAAGAGGGCAGAAAATATCTCTGTTAAAGTAGAGCGTAAAGTCAGAGAGGATAGCATAGAAGATGAAGAGTCATGTGCAATGTGTCAAGCATAATGCTTAGGCACTTAGATTTATTTAGTGGGCTCGGTGGATTTAGTTTAGGACTTGAGGCAACGGGAGGATTTGAAACAGTAGCGTTCTGTGATATAGAAAAATTCTCACGTAAAGTTTTAAAGAAACATTGGCCTAATGTAAAACAATATAAAGATATAAAGGAGTTAACGTATGAGCAAATCAAAGAAGACACGCTTGCCCCCATTGACATTGTCACGGGAGGATATCCTTGCCAACCATTCTCCATCGCAGGTAGCCAACGTGGTGAAAAAGATAAGAGACACCTCTGGCCAGACATGTTTAGGATTGTCAAAGAATGTAAACCGACTTGGGTCATTGGAGAAAACGTTAGTGGGCATATTAAACTCGGTCTCGACACCGTACTACAGGACTTGGAGAGTGAAGGTTACTCCGTTAGGGCGTTTAGTATTTCAGCTTCGAGCATCGGCGCCAACCATCAAAGAGAACGAGTCTGGATCGTTGCCCATTCAAATATGGAGAACACCAGACAACATGGCAGGAGGATCGAATCTACCTGGGATACAGAAAGCCTTGGATCAAGGACATCTGAAGAGACCGAGTGGTCATCCGATTCAAATAAGATTAATGGATCAAGTGAGGGAGCCTCGCTTATGGGAGAAAGTTCCGACACCAACAGCCAGGGATTACAAGGACGCAGGTCCGAACAGCAACTACGAAAAGATGAAACAGAAAGGCCGACTAGCTGGGACAGCTGGTGGGGCGTTGAACCCAACGTGGGTCGAGTGGCTAATGGGATACCCCACAGGGTGGACAGACTTAAAGGATTAGGTAATAGTTTAGTGCCCGCTATACCTTACGCAATAGGGCGCGCAATTTTAGAGGAGGAATTATGATTGAATTTATAGTAACAGTATACGTGGTAACACTCGTGGCTGGGCTAGCATTACAAGCAGCGGGGGTACAATGAGTGTATTTAATTCGCGAGACTATTACAAACCATTTAAATATGAGTGGGCATTTGAAGCCTATGATATGCAACAGAAGATGCATTGGTTACCAAGTGAGGTACCATTACATGAAGATGTAAATGATTGGAACCATCGCATGAATGATGGGGAAAAGAACTTAGTTAAACAGATACTCACATTCTTTACACAGGGAGACGTAGACATAGCACAAGCATACATGGATGTATACATGCCTATGTTTAAACAACCAGAAATAAGAATGATGCTATCAGCTATAGCTACAAGTGAGGCTAACCATGCTCATAGTTATTCATTACTGAATGACACAGTAGGTATGGATGATAGAGACTACCGTGCGTTCCAAGAAATCACAGCTATGAATGATAAGCATGAATACTTGTGGAGAAACAAAGGGGGCACAGAAGAAGAAAAGATTGTTAGAGACATGGCAGTGTTCTCAGCATTCGGTGAAGGGCTTCAGTTGTTTGCTAGCTTTGTTATGCTGTTAAACTTTCAAAGGTTTGGTAAGATGAAAGGCATGGGACAAATTGTCGCATGGTCTATTCGTGATGAGTCACACCACGTAGAGAATATGATTAAGCTATTGCACTGTGTACTAGATGAGATGCCTCACGTATGGCATGATGACTTTAAAGCTACACTATACCAGATCTGTAGAGAGATGGTAGAGTTAGAGGATAAGTTTATTGATCTGGCTTTTGACATGGGCCCAGTAGAAGGGCTCACACCAGATGAAGTTAAGCAATACATAAGACATATTGCGGACAGAAGACTATTACAGCTAGGCTTGAAGCCTAACTATGGGGTCAAAGAGAACCCATTAGAGTGGGTTGATTGGATAGTAGGGGGTGTAGAACACACCAACTTCTTTGAGAATCGTAGCACTGAGTACGCAAAAGGCGCACTTACTGGTACCTGGGACGATGCATTTTAATTAAAAAAAGTGTTGACACGAGAGCCAAACTGTGGTAGTATTATAAATGAAACTAGCAATAGTTTTAAGGGGGCAGATAAGGCTGAGTAATTCTGAAGGGGGTTGTTCAGCCTTTCGCTTTTAAGGAGAGAGTATGAAAGAGATTAATAAATTTACAGAGAAAGAATTGAAAGCGTACTTAGATAAGTACCGAGCGATTCAACGTGATGCAACTAGACGGTCTAGATCACGAGGCGAAGTAGATGTGAAGGGAGCAATCCGAGAAGCAAAAGATGCAGCATCTATGATTACTAATATAAACTATAAGATCAACCATGACATATGGTTGTATAATGATTTACCAGACGGAACCTTTATAGGTTCGAGACGAGTTGTTGCATCAGGTGACAAGTCTCGTATTAATAAGCTTGTTGATAATTTCGGGAGGATAATTGATGAGACTAAAGAAACATCCAGAGTATCCAGTGAAAACTAAGTACGACGGGCTGGCTCAGTTCTTATATAGAAAAGCTAAGCCAACACACAAAAAGGCTCAACCATACTGGAAGAACCTTAAACTAAAGGACAAAGACTATTGGCGAAGTCTTGCCCAAATACACAAGGAAGATTTATGACATGGACAGTAGCTGTATTAGTGTGCTTTCTATCGTTACCAAACGATGCACCAGATCTATGCATGCCAGCAGCAATACCACTAAAATTTGAGACGAAGGAACAATGTATGATAGCAAAGCAAAGCTTTGTAGAATACTTTCATCCTATTGCAGTAGAGAGAAAATTAAATATGGGATTCAAATGCGCATTCGGCGACACGAGTACTATATTATTACAGGAGATAATACATGACGGACATATTACAGGACGCAGTCAACGCCTTAGTTCTAGCTAAGGGAAATATATCCGAAGCATCAAGGGCTTTAGGTTTACCAATACCTACACTAAACAGTAGACTTGAGAAAGCTAAACTTAATAATATAAAGCCTACACTCAAAGCACCAGGCACTGAGGCAGCTTTAACTGAACAGAAGATCACGTATGATCTTCAGATAAAAGAACTCAAGCAACAAGTAGATGAGTTAGCTAGGGAAAATATAACAGCTACTGCTATACGTAAGCACGTATTCGGTTTAGCTGAACATGAACCCAAGCCACCTAAGTGGACACACAAATCCACACCAGCAAAGGGGGCACCTGGAATCCCGACGTTATTCATATCGGACTTTCATTGGGGTGAGGTAGTAACTAAAGCTAATGTTAATAACTTAAATGAGTACGACAGAACTATAGGACGTAAGCGTGTAGAGTTTACAATTAATTCTGCAATTGATTTATGTACTAACCATATGGTTAACCCAAACTACCCTGGAATTGTTGTGCCTTTAGGCGGTGACATGATTAGTGGTAGCATACATGATGAGTTGATTGAGACTAATGATGGCACAAGCATAGAGCATGTGATTGAATTGGTTGATGTACTATCCTCTGCTATAACTAAACTAGCTGATGTGTTTGGCAATGTATTTGTACCTTGCGTCATTGGTAATCATAGTCGTATGTATAAACAATACAGACATAAGCAAGCAGTTGAGAGTAGCTTTGATTGGCTACTATACAATATGTTAGAGAAATATTTCTCTAAGGATAAGAGAGTTAACTTCTTAATACCTACATCATACGACGCATACTATAAGATATATAACCTTAGTTATTTATTAACTCATGGTGATAGATTAGGTGTACGTGGTGGTGCTGGTATAGTAGGAATGCTCGGACCTATAGCACGAGGCGTGCAGAAAGTCAAGGCAGAATATGCTAACCAAAAGAAACCAATTGACTACGTAGTCATGGGTCACTTCCATCAGTACATATCTTTGAAGGATGCTATAGTTAATGGCTCAATCAAAGGGTATGATGAGTATGCTTTATCAGGCAGGTTCTCGTATGAGAAACCACAACAAGCCTTATGGTTTACACACCCTACATATGGTATAACTTTCCAAGTACCAGTACAAAGTGAGCCACATGTAGCTAAAAAACCTACGGAATCGTGGGTATCTTGGGGTAAGTAAGGGGTTGCATTTGCCCCCTTGTTATGGTATACTAATAGATTACTAAGGAGT